ACTTCGATTGTAATGCTCGGTTATGTGGGCTAGAATTGCCTCCAGCGCTACGGTCTCGGCGCCGCCTTGCATAATCGCGGCCGCGGTTTGTTCCGCAACCGGCATTATGACGCTCAAGTGGACTTGATGATTATCGCGCGGACTCACGGGCACTGGTTGGCCGGACGATAGAAGAACCAATTCTAACTGCTGCAACCGCTGCTGCTCCGATTCCACCGTGGGGTCATTATCCGGAATCAACACACGCTCGGCGAAATTTGCGCCCACGCGCGCACTCAAATCTTCGATCTCCATCTGCCGCTGATTGTATAGCGGATTTCCACGCTTCTCTGCAACCACCGCGGCGACCATTTGGCGCTCCAGGGGAGTGAGATCCCGAACCGTGCCGGCGACCGGCTGCTCGGAAAGTTCTTTTAACTCGGCGGCCGTCAAAAATTCTTTGAGTTTCTTGCGCGCGGCCTTCGCATCTTCATCATCGGTATCGGAATCGCAAATTCTTCGCTGCATAGTTCCAACCATATCGACGAACTGCTCCAAAAATCGACCGATTTTTGCATCCTTACTTTCCTCCTCCCTTTGCGCAACCAAGTTCCAGGCCGTCGACGAACGAAACGCCTCGCCTTCGAGCTTCGGGGGCGACACATTGCCGACCAATTGGTCGACCAGCATAGAAAAGTAAGCATCCAACTTGAGAAACGGCTCGATGTTACCGTCAATTTTCTGCTCCAGCACCGTCCAACCATTCGGCACAATAGCCGTGGCGCCGACAATCGACATTTTAAAAGTGTGTATCCTCTTTATGTCGCCCTGGATAAGAGTTTTCCCGGATAAAATCGAGCGGTCGACGATTTCATTACGGGTTCGGTCCAGCATGCCGGCCAATTCGTAGATATCTCGCCCCACGCCCTTGCTTCCGTGCATTTTCCCATTTCCCTTCTGATAAGAAAAGAACGCGAGGCACGCTTCCATCGACTCAAACCGATCCTCCTTGGAAAAAATCTCATCGCGGCCCTCTCCGGCCAGCCGATAGTGACTCACCTTGCCGTCAACCTCGCGCGCGAGCAGAGAATACACCGTAATGACGCTGGCACCGGCCATATAAGACGACCCGAGCGTCAGATCACGAATGGCGTTCTGATACCACGTCTCCGCGTTCGTCGCACTGCCAAGTTGCTCTCTGAGTTGTGCCGGCGACGCCTTATTAATTGCATCGATAGTCTTCTGGATTTTCCATCCGACCATTTCCGCGGCTTCTCTATCTTTGATCTGAGCAAACAACTCGTGCGGAAGATATACTTCTTTCAACGCGATGATCTGGCCAGAGTATACCGATTGAGACGCGCCGTCCGGAAGAAAACTTTCATCCTGATGGAACGCTTTTGGAAACCAAGAGAGTTCGTCGAGCCACGCCACAACCGAGTGGCCGAAAAGGGCGTTGTCGAAGGCGATGTCTTCGACCAGCGGGCGCCAGCCCTTGCGCGCGCGAATCGTCTCGGTGATGATCTTGCGAAATTTCTCCGTCTTCTGGGTCGAGTTCTCCCACTTGTCCGAGAGCGAGGAATTCGTCAGATACTTAAGGCTGTTGACGGCTTCGACAAACCTCGGCGCGACCTTCTCGATCATCAGCGGCAGCGGCTTCGTGGTAAAATTCTGGCGCCACCCGAGTCCCTCGGCCTCCAGTTTACAAGAATCGTAAGGCCGCTCCGCGTTATACTTCGCCAGGATACGCCCGTTGACGATCTGCCGGTTTCGGTTCGACGATATCAGGGTCTCGACGATATCCTTCGCCATCCCGGCGTCCTTGACACTGTGCCGCGTCGGTTCGCCGGCCGAATTGATCTTCGGGCTTTGGATCAGCCCGTCGTTGGAAACTTCAGAATCAGACATCGGCATAGACATTTAAACAGTGCTCGAACGGACCCATACCCGCGACCACTTTCGCTTCGGGCAGCGCTCGGTATTCATACGGGTCTTCGCCTCGATAAAGCAGGAACAAACCCCACATTGCTCTCCGTCCCGAAACGGGCAGGGATCGCAGATCGCCTGTCGTTCGTCGACTACCTCTTCCTCGGCCAAGATCTGGTATCCAGCAACCCGGGCATATCCGGCAACCACCAGCGCGACGAGGAGACGAAAAGGGTTTGGTATAGTCATTTGCGCTTGCGCCAACAGTGCGCCGGCACGTCGTCGAGGGGCGGTTCGTCCAGCCACGCAGCCGTCGGTATATCCGTGCCCAGGTGCGCGCACGCGTGAACCCGACCGTCCTGGCCGCGATCCCCTAAAACTTCCTTTCGGAATTCCTTGACCACCTTTTTGCACGACGAGCATCCGCCCGGGAGTTCCGTATGGAAGGGGCAAGTCACACAAATACTGGCCCGGGCGGTCATGACGCCGCCATCCGTGAAAAGGATGTGGCCGGCCTTTTTCTTCTTGCGCAGTTCGGAGAACCACGCGAGCACTCGGCCTTTCGTGCTTGCTTTTTTTGTTTGTTGTCGTGTCACAGGATCGTCGTTAAAACAAATACCAGAATCTCGCGCGCAAGCCTGAGAAGTAATTTCTCCCGACGGGTCGCCCGACGGCAACTTATTAAGTAGCCGATAACGGCGAATCCTCTTGATAAGCTCTGCCCAAGATGCCGCGCTGTGTCGACTGCCGTCCGTCTCTTTAAAAATGTAGCCATCTTTAGGCGATATGTTGAGCCGCAACCGAAGCATATTTATGATATTCGATCATTCAAAACGTCTGCCCGGTTGGATTCATCGATCCGAACGCCATTCGGATACGACCAACTGTCGTCGTCATCCTCCGAGTTGGTATCACGTGAATCGGAGTCCGATGGTTTCATCGACGGGACGAAGCCGGAGCCTTTACGAACGGCATGCACAATCAGCGTAAGAGAGTCCGCCTCATTCGGCGACGATTGGCCCGTCCGCGCCATAAACTCCCGTTTCGCCTCCACCTTCGTTTGCTTACCTGATTGCTTCGATTGTCGCTGCGTAAGTTGCGGCGCTAGCAACGTGAGATCCATTGCGGGGTGCAGCAACAAATATCCAAACTCTGCGAAACTTCTGAACGCAAACCAAAGTTCCGCGCACATTCGATCATATGATTCTTTGCAGGTTTGCGTGTCTTCCTGCATCAATTTTTCTTCCGACGGACCCTGCGAATAATTTACTCCGTGCACAGAACTCGACCACTCATGCTTGACTAAATCCACGGTGCCGCGGGTGTGCCCCGTCTGATCCAGGCAAAGAAACTGAGGGCGAATACCAAAACGTTTGGCCAGCGTGATGACGGAATCTTTCATCGCCACCGTTTCGCCTTTCGGCAGGGTAACCTGTTGCTCAACCTGGAGCCCCCACCTCGGCGTCACGCGATGAAAACGATCCTTAAACATGACGGTGTGCCCATTCGGATGGTCGATAGACGGCGGATACTTCACGCCAGTTGCCCGTCCCCACTTACCGAGTGTGAACGGCGCCGCGTCGCCACCGTCCAACGCGAGATCACACGAACCTACCGCCACGGGAGTGTCATACCAGATGTATTCTCCCCGGATCTTCGGAATCATGCCCGGAGGAATTATCGAAAGTGAAATGCCGGTCGGTGGATACGCACCGCGCCCCATTGAATAATACCCCGCTGTCTCGCGCCCGCCCGCGTTGCGCGCGATCCTTTCTAACCCCGCCACATGCTGCAAACCCTGGAAAATAACGCGTTTATGGATTACGTTCTCGGAGCGCTCGCCGTCCAGCCGCAGCACGTCCCAATCGCGTTTCGACTTCCATCGATAGTGCGAATTGATGTCGAAATTCTCCCAACCCGTCACCGGTTCCGCGCGCTTGCTGACTTCATCATTCTGATTGGTAGGGTTATACGCCCCGAAAATTTTGAACCCGCCGACCTTCCCCCCTTCTTCCACGAGAGAAAGCACGTTGTCGATGTCGTTCCAAAGTCCCCCCGGAACATTTTCAATTTCGTCGATGAAAATGAACACGCGCCCAAGCGAACCAAAAATGGGATGCGGATTGATGCGCGGATTACGCTTTCCGCCCTGCAACCGGCCCGCCTTTTTCGTGTTGCCCTTTGGAATCACGAGCCCCGCTATCGAAGAAATCTGATTGCGCCGGTCGAGTCCTATGAAAAGATCGCCCACTTCTCCGGGCATCGGCAACGTCGCGGTTTTGTGCAATCGAACCAGATGCGAAAAAAGATTGCGCTCCAGGTGATCCTCGCTCGGGCCGATCACTTGCACTGTAGTCCATTCTGGATCTCGAATCCATTCCAGGAAAAGCCGCACACCGATGCCGTAGCTCTTACTGCACGAAGCGGCCCCCATAATAAGGCCGGTATTCGCAGTCTCAAACAGGTTCCACAGATCTTTCGTGAACTGCGGCTCGGAAGTAAATTGATTTTTCGTCCAGAGCATCGCGGCCGCTTCCTCCGGCGCGCCGGAGTTAAGAAGGTGATGCAGGTAATGCTGGAGCAACTCCATGGCGGTGTTCTCCTTCTCGATCCGGATACTCAGCCGGCAATAGTCAGAAACCTCGCGCGCCGCCGATATCAAATCGTGGGAATGCACGAGCGACGCTACCGTGGACGCCAGTTTACGTTCTGCCGAGTCTACTAGCATTCGAAAAGGTTGGTGGTCTTAAAGTGAGCGAGAAAAAACTTGTCCCACTCCTTGGTCCAGGCGGTGCGCAGGATCTCTTCGAGCCCACGCGCGGAGCCCCAGAGGAGGCCCGGATGGTAGAAAATGACCCGGTTCCGACGGCGTGTCGGACGGAAGCCAGTATTCGGGACCGACTTGGGGATCAGCCACCCGCCGCCGGCCGCATGGAGCGCGAGCCACGGAAGCGCGATCTCAATCTGCGGCAGCCGTTCGGCGACTTCGTCAAAAAGGGAACTCTGCCGCGCGCGGCGCGATGTCAGAATTCGGGGTTTCCAGCCGTGCGCAATCCAAGTTTTCTCCCAGGCGCGAAAAGATTCGGCCTGACCGGGGGCCGCGTCCGGACTGGCGTCGTAGTAGGTGAAGACGTTCACTACATAAACAGTGCACGCGCCGCAGTCCCGGCTAGAAACAAAAATGCCCACCTTTTGGGTGGGCATAGTAATTTTTACCGGAACTCGCCGTCGTCCTACCGTGCTACTGTTACACTATCAGAATTACCAAACTGAACGGGACTTGCACCCGCTCCTGCGGCCTAAAGTGTTTAAACGCCATATCACGAACCCCGTTTTTCACCATCCTTGGGATGACCATTCCTAAAATCCGGATGCTTACCGTTGGTGATCCGCGCGAGCCGAAGTTCGCGCTGCTCTTTTTCCAGAGCCAGCCGGCGCGCGCACTCGATCCTAAGCACCTCCTGTGCTTCCTCGACCGCGTCCGTAAACGCAGAGGTTCGGCCCTTGAATTTCTCGTATTGGTGGATTGCACCGCGCATTTTATTCCTCGATTTCTATGATTTTCGACGGCTGAGTTGTTTCGACCATGTGCCGGACAGAGGCTTTCGTCCATCGTTTCCCGTGCCTCGTAACAAATCCCGACTCATTAAAGTGATTCGCGATAACGGTGTATTCCATTGGCTGATTCCATTCATCCAAAACCGAGCGAAAATTGTGGGCCAGATTGATAAGTTCCCGCTCGCCAGGACGCGTTCCGTAGGGCTTTTTGCCCTCGCACCGGCCCGTGGCCGCTTTCTTGCGCTCGCGCGCGGAGCGGAGTTTGGCAACCAACATCGACTTTTCCCACTGCGACAGCGCGCCGAGGATCTGCCGTATCAGCACCCGCGTCGGGTCTGCTCCAGAAGCTGCCATATCGATGAGCGCGCCCTGGTCCGCGGAATATACTTTGACCCCGCGACGCCGGCACTCCGCTAGCAAAAACTCAGAGACCATTAGGTCTCGCGCTAGCCGGTCCATCCGCTCAACCACGATTGCCTTAACCGGTCTAGCCGGTCTATGGGTATCATCAATGAATTCGAGCAACTGCGCAAACGCCGGGCGCGCGACGGCTTCCACCGTGCCCGAGACCGCCCTCTCAAAAAACTCAGGACCAAACACAAGCTTGTGGTCGGAACAGAACTTTTTAATGGCGACCCGTTGACGATCCGGTCCGTCACCGTCAAGCTGACCCTGCCCGGACACCCGGAGGTAGCTGACTACAAACTCCGGAGGTGCCGGCGGGAGGAAAATTGAACTCGGTGCAGTCATCGCACGAACCGGCGGTAGCACGGTTTGAGGGGGTTGAGCGGCTCAAACCGGGTGATGCTCTCCTTCACCCCGCGTTCGTTGACGTTGTGAAAAACCACCATACGGAGGTTCTTCTTGATGCTCTCGGAAATCACTTTCTTCATGCTGGTAATACTATCGACAAATCGGACCAAAAGTCAAGCGCTAAAATGCGAAACCCGTCCGAGCAGACGGGTTCCGTTGATTTTCGAGGATGTTCTGCCGAATGGGTTACTTGTCCTTCAGGGAGTCCGATTTATCGTTCACCCAGGCGTCGACGGCCGCTTTCTTGTTGGGGTTCGCCCGCAAGAAAAGGTAACTGACGACCGCGGAAACCGCGGCAGAAACTACCGCGACCACGACATGAGACCCGTCCAACACTGCTAACAATTCAGTATTCATACACCTGAACAGTGCGCCGTTCGGTTATGCCGCGTCCACGCAAAGAATCACGTTGAGGAGCGTCGTGACCGGCGCATCCCGCAAGCCGTCTTGAAAACTGCCAGGGCACCCGCACGTAAATCCGCACATGTTTCGGAACACTCGCGCCAGTTCATCCGACGCTTTTTGGTCGAACTTTGAGCCCAAGTTACTGTTCTCCAGATAATCGTGGACCCACTGAACCGTGGCCCGCTGCTCCGGCGTCAGCGCACCACTGTCGTCGGACACACACAAAACTACTTCCAGCAACGTGCAGCCTGTGCAATCCGCCAAGTCTTCTTGAAAGGTGCCGGGACACCCGCAGGTAAATCCACACGCATTTCTAAACACTCGCGCGAGTTCATCAGAAACCTTTTGGTCGATGTGCATGCCGCCGGCGCCGCCGCGCGTCATGTAATCTATTACCCATTGAATTGTTGCACGTT